TAACAAGGGCTAATGGCGAAGTATCTGAACACAAGATTACGCCAGGTGTCGAGTACGCTTTTGAGTTAAAGTATGGATCAGGAATTAGTAAAGTCCTACGTGATCATGAACGGCAGACCGAGATTTACTGGCTTGCATGGGAGTGCTTACGTAGGGCTAACGTTACAGTACCTTTATTTGGTATTGAGTTTATAGACAGCTTAGACACAGTAGAGGTACTTGACGAAGAAAAAAAATAGTCGGGCGTGATTCTATTTTCTACAGTATTGCTCAACTAGCTGTAGAGACTGGAATACCGCCTAGCGAGTTTAGAGACATGGATACGCAGATGTATCGGGCTATCATCCAAGTATTGACAGATAGAGCTAAGGAGGTCAAAAATGCCAGTAGAGGTCGTAGGCGTTAAAGATGTCCTTGCAGGTTTATCGTTTATAGATGTAGATATGCGACAGCGCATAAGAATTGCTATTGATCCTATTATGCGATCTGTTGCAGATAAAGCAAAGGGCTTTGTACCCGATAACGGCAGTGTGCTATCTGGCTGGTCTAAAGCTAGTAACCCGGCAATTAACTACAGACCCTTTCCTAAGTATGATGCTAATACAGTCAAGGCAGGTATAGGTTACAACGCAGGTGAAAATCGCACACAGAAAAATGGCTTTAAGGTGAGCAATTATGTTTACAACGTTAGCGCAGCTGGCCGCATATATGAGACTGCAGGCCGTAACAATCCACAAGGGCGAGCGCCATTCCAACAAATTGACCCTAGCCGACCTAACACTACATTTGGCGCAGTACAAGGATTTGAGGGCAAGAAGCGAGCAAAAGAATATACATACAATAAACCTACTCGTGAGTACGCATCTAACAATCCCTTTGCAGGCTACCAGTTTGTAACATCAATGCCATCGTTAACATCACAGCCTAAAATTAAGGGCATACGTGGTGGTGGCAAAAAGACTAAGGGCAGACTTATATTTAAAGCGTGGGCGCAGGATAGTCCTAAAGTTTACGATGCAATACTGCAGGCTATAAATGCCACAGCTATACAGTTTAATAAATCTACAGAGATTAAGAAGGCTGCATAATGGCCAACGTAGTTGTCTCGGCTATTGCCACCTTTAATGGCAAGGCACTTACAAAGGGTAAAAAACAATTAACTGACTTTGAGAAAACAACACAAAAATTAGGCAAGACATTTACTAAGGTGTTTGCTGGCGTAGCATTTGTAGCCTTTGCTAAGAACGCAGTAAACGCATTTGTAGAGTCTGAGAAGGCTGCAGCTAAATTACGCACTACAGTTAAAAACTTAGGCTTAGAATTTGAGCAGCCAGGCATAGACAAGTATTTACAAGGTCTATCGCTGCAGTTTGGCATCATAGATGAAAACTTAATCCCAGGATTCCAGCGTTTGCTTATTGCTACAAAAGATGTTTCTACTGCACAGAGTCTATTTGAGACAGCGTTAAACGTAGCAGCTGGCACTGGCAAAGACCTTAACGCAGTAACTACAAGCCTATCTAAAGCCTACATGGGCGACAGTGTAGCGCTAGGTAGATTAGGTGTAGGACTAAGCAAGGCACAATTAAAATCAGCATCATTCTTAGATATACAGCGCACGCTAAACGTTAACTTTGCAGGACAAGCTGCTGCAGCTGTAGAAGGCTATGCAGGCGATATGGCTAAATTAACTGTAGCTGTAGATGAGTCTAAAGAGGCAATAGGCAAGGGCTTACTGGATGCGCTCAAGGCATTAAGCGGTGATACAAGCATAGATACATTTACTACAAAGATGGTCAGGTCGGCTGAAAAAATAAGCAACGCATTTGGCAGTGTTATAGATTTTCTGCAGTTATTAAATCCGAATGCAGCAGTAAAAGTAAATGGCAAGTTTGTACGCAAGTCTGGTATCAGGCCACAGGCAGATGCCAGGTTAGGTGAGCGTGATTCGCTAAATACTTCCAAGAAAATAGTTAAAGCACGCAAAGACGAGTTTGATATAATCTTAAAAAAGAATGCTATAGAAAACAAAAACGTAGAAGAGTTAAAAAAGAGGTTTGATTTAGAGCGCATAGGTTTGACAGTTGCACTCAACAGCGCAACAGATGAAGAAACAAAATTACGTTTAAGAGGGCAACTTGCCATATTGGATAATAACGATGCGCTGGCTAAAAAAATCCTAGCTGAAATGGATGCTAGTGCTGCCATGAGAGCGGCAGCGGAGAGCGCTACAAAATTAGCACAAGCGGCTGGTTTAGCCACGTCATCTTTATACGCATTAGCTAGCAGACCTAATCCAATAGTAGATATGAGCGGTGAATTGACAGCAAGAGGGCGTAATCAAATTGCACCAGATGGTGGGTTTATAGTGCCACAAGGCTCAACAGGCGGCAGCACAACAGCAAGCACAATAATTAACATGCCTATAAACGCTGGCACAATAGTTAGCGAAGGAGAGTTAACTAATCTCATAGCCGATGTAATTAGAGTGAATCTAAAGTACGGCAATAAATTAGTGCCTGCTGGAACTATTACATAATGCCAGTACCTACAGTCAATGCAGTAATTAACTTTAGCACTGGGCCAGCCTTTGCACAGGCCATGATCCTAGACACTGGCCTACTAGACGTAAACGTCTTAGCAGATTCCACAGCTGTAATTGTTGATGTATCTGACCAAATAAATTACATACAAACTAACAGAGGTCGTAATGCTTTAGCAGATCAATTTCAAACAGGCACACTTACCTTACGCATAGTAGATCAGAATGGCGATTTCAACCCCACTAACCCATCTGGGCCTTATTACACTTTATTAACACCCATGAAAAAAGTGCAAATTACTGCAACCTATGGCGCTAATACGTACAGCATATTCTCTGGCTTTATTACATCATACGTCAATACACAGCCTAAAGATGCTACAGAAGTAGCCTATACAACAATACAAGCTGTAGATGCGTTTAGGCTTGCCCAAAATGCACAGATAAGCACAGTTACAGGTGCTACGGCTGGCGATTTATCAGGCACACGCATAAATCAAATACTAGATCAAATTGACTGGCCAGCGACCATGCGTGATATAGATGCAGGTCTAACTACTTTACAAGCTGATCCTGGCACAGCACGCACTTCCCTTAACGCCTTGCAGACCTGCAGCGATTCCGAGTATGGCGCATTCTATGTAGATACTAATGGCGATTTTGTATTTCAAGATAGGGCAGTAACCGCTGGATCAATAGGTGGCACAGTTACTACATTTAACGATGACGGCACAGGCATACCTTATGCCAACGCTAATTGGAAGTTAGACGATACGCTTATATTTAACTCAGCACAAGTTAGCAGGTCAGGTGGCACACCACAGACCGCTATCAATCAAGACTCTATAGATAAGTATTTTATACACAGCTACAACCTGCAGGATCTACTAATGCAAACCGATGCAGTAGCCCTAGATTATGCGCAGGCTTATGTAGCCAGTAGAGCCGAGACAGAAGTACGATGCGATGGCATAGAGCTAGACCTATACACGCCTAACTACAACGCAGGCATATTGGCAGCCTTAGAGCTTGACTTTTTTGACCCTATACAGGTTATAACTACACAGCCAGGCGGCTCAACCCTTGACCGCACCTTACAAATCTTTGGCGTATCTAACACTATTACACCCAACAGCTTTAAGGTTTTCTTTACAACCTTAGAGCCTGTTATAGATGCGCTGATTCTAAATAACAATATCTACGGCACTTTAGACTATAATGTGCTTAGTTACTAAGGAGAATAATGGCTAAACAAACCTTTACCACTGGGCAGGTACTTACAGCTGCACAGATGACAAGTCTGCAACAGACTGCTATGGGTGGTGGCTCAGCTACGGCTAAGACCGCATCTTATGTATTAGTAGCTGCAGATGCAGGTACAACTGTTGCTATGAACGCCGCAGGTGCTACAACAATTACAGTAAACACAGGATTATTTGCAGCAGGCGACACAGTGTTTATACAAAACTTAGGCGCAGGTGCTTGCACAGTTACAGCAGGTACTGCAACAGTAGCAACCGCTGGCAGTTTAATATTGCCACAAAATGATGCAGGTATTTTATATTTTACTGCAACAGGCGCATCTATATTTTACGACTTTATACAGGCAGGAGCAGTATCTCCATTAACTACTAAGGGTGATCTTTATACCTTTAGCACTAGCGATGCTAGGCTCGGAGTAGGCGCAAACAACACCATACTTGTAGCGGATAGTGCGGAGGCTACTGGTCTTAAATGGGCTGCACCTGCTGCTGCCTCAACACAATGCGCTCAATTTTTTGACCAAAAAACTGCTGGTACTCAAGGTGGTACTTTTACTTCAGGTGCTTGGCGAACAAGAGATTTGCAAACATCTCAATTTAATAATATTACTAGTTGTTCATTAGCAAGCAATCAAATTACTTTAGCAGCAGGAACATATAAAGTTAATTGCACAGCACCTACTTTTGATACAGATAGCACACAAGCAAGATTTTACAATATAACCGATAGTGCCGTTGAAATAGGTGGAACTAGCGAAAATGTTAGTGCTGGCGATGCACTCAGCGTAAATGGCTTAGTAAATGGTTATTTCACAATTACTGGAACTAAAGTTTTTGAATTACAACACCAAACATCAACAACAAAAGCCACAAATGGTTTTGGTGCAGCAGTAGGTTTTAACACTGAAATTTATTCAACTGTCAGTATAATGAAGGTAGGTTAATATGATGGATGTAGCATTAGCAATAGAATGTTTAGTTCCTGCTGCTGAATATTTTGGTAGCACAACAGCAAACACTCAAGAATGTTTTGAGGCTTTGAATTGGTTAGATGGAAGAGAAAAACCAACTTGGCAAGAAATACAAGAGGCTTTTGAATCTTTGCCAGGGGAAATAAAAAACCCACCTTTGCCAGCATAATCTTGAGGGATTGTGCGGATGAAACCTAAACTATGTGCAGCTGGTGTGCAGTTAAGAGATCAAATTGATACGTGGTTTCCAGTTAGGCGTACTGCCAGTGATGGGTGGGTGGGCGATAGTCGCCATGCCACCAGAAAATCAGATCATAATCCAGATGAGCAGGGGTGGGTCAGAGCCATTGATATTGATTCTCGCCTGGGTGAGCCAGAGGGGATCGCAGCTTATCTGGCTGACCAGATCAAGCAGTGTGCGAAAACCGATAAACGTTTATCATACGTCATCTTCCAGCATCACATCGCTTCTAAACTCTTAAACTATAAATGGCGCAGATACAAAGGTATCAACCCACACACAAAACACATACACATTAGTTTTACTAAAGCAGGAGATACAGACGGCAGACCGTTTGACATACCACTAATAGGGGGCAAGATATGAAGATAAGTAAGAAACAAAAGGCTGTACTAAAGTCCTACGCACGTGGCGTATTAGTATCTTTCTTAACATTCTTAGCAAGTAATGAATTAGGTTTAGATCCTGTAGTAGCCGTAGTTATCTCGGCGCTTGCAGGACCAGCAGCTAGGGCTTTAGACAAATCCGATATTATCGGTACGCATGAAAAATGACACCTGGCGAGTGGGCTGGCTTTGGCGCTGGCGTTGTAAGCGTGCTGAGCGCAGTGCTGATCGGCTTGCGTTTTTTAGTTAGGTCTTATCTATACGAGCTTAAAATAAATAATGGCCACAGCATGAAGGACTCGTTATTACGCTTAGAGAAGCGTGTTGATGATCTGTTTATTTTGATTAGTAAGGAATAATTTAATTATGGCTAACACACGCAAACGCAAGAAACCCGTAAGACGTAGAGTGCGTAAGATGTCTGAGCCATTGAGTAAATTGGATCAGCATTATATTGCCCTGCATTCATGCTATAAGGCTGCTATTGCTGCAGGCTTTACAGCTGAACGTGCATTCTGGTTGCTTACAGATCAACGCACACTGCCAGACTGGATCACTGGCAAAGACGGCATCATCCCTGTAATTGATCCTTATGACGATGAGGATGACGATTAAGCGTGTTGCGTTTGTCAGTGATTTGCAAGTACCTTTTTTTAACGAAGATGCGGTCAAATCTGTCGGTAAATTTTTAAATAAGTGGCGGCCACATCAAACTATTTGTATTGGCGATGAAATAGATCTACCGCAGCTTGGCGGTTTTAACGCTGGTACAATAGATGAAATGGTTGGCAACATAAACGATGATCGGCTGCAAACACAGCAGGTACTAAGTTACTTGGGAGTAACAGACGTACTGGGCAGTAATCATGGCATCAGACTTTACAGATCTATAAAAAAGCGTTTGCCCAGTTTCTTAAATTTGCCAGAGCTGCAATACGAAAAGTTTATGGGATACGATAAATTAGGCATCAAGTTTAGACCCTACGGCTATGACTGGGCGCCTGGCTGGACTGCTGTGCATGGTGATGCTTTCCCGCTTAGCCAAGTGCCAGGACAAACGGCCTTAAATGGGGCTAGGAGGCTAGGTAAGAGCGTAGTGTGTGGGCATACCCATAGACTAGGCCAGTCGGCCTTCACAGAGGCATCTAGAGGCCAATTAGGGCGTACTGTATGGGGAGTAGAAGTCGGCATGTTGGTCGATCTAGGCTCAACAGGCATGGCGTACACTAGAGGCTATGCAAACTGGCAAACAGGCTTTGCAGTCGCCTACGTACAAGAGCGTAGAGTGCAAATCGTTACAGTGCCTATTAACGCAGATGGTAGTTTTATCTTCGAGGGCAAGATCTACAAGTAACAAAAGCGTTATACAAAACATAGCCCCAAATAATCCACAAAGTCATACACAAGTGCAACACTGTTGCCATGCCACAAAATATGCTGGCATAGATAGGGCTATATGGTAACTGTAGATGTATTTTACGCACTGTGTTATGCACTGTTAATTGCAGGTGTGATCGGTTGGTACATTCAACATGTTAAAGAGAATGCGGCACAGCTGCATTATTGGCGTGGTCGTAGAGATGGCTGGAATCTTCACCGCAGAATGATCAACAACAAAGTCAAGACCGATGAGGTATTTGACTATGATAAAAACTAATGCCTACTACAACTGAGAAGTTATTTAATAATGCAACCGCCATTGTCCACGAACGTGGTGTCGTCTATGGCCATGCCATTTACAATATGGACAGGATCGCAAAAGCTGTTAGTGCATACATTGACTATCCACTCTCAGCTCACGACATACCGATTATCAATATCCTTCAAAAGATATCTAGGCTGGCCGAGAGTCCTGGACACGAAGACAGTATCGTGGACATCTGTGCATACATGGCAATATACAAAATGTGCATCGATGCAGAAAAAGATGACGAGTTTGAATGGAGAGTTGGTGAGTAATGGCATTTATTTAAGCAATTACGAAACAGTAGATGAACGATTACACAAATGGTGGAAGGAGTACCCAGATGGAAGATTGGCAACAGAAATTATCGAGGCCACAGACACTCGATTCATTGTACTTTGTAAATTATACAAAACCGAAGCAGATCAGCAGCCGTGTGCTACTGGGCTTGCGATGGAAGTTATTAGTGATCGGGGTGTTAATGCAAATTTCGCTTTACCTAATGCAGAAACAAGCTCGATTGGTAGAGCGCTTGCAAATGCGGGTTTCTCAGCTAAAGGTAAAAGAGCAAGTGCCGAAGAAATGGCATCTGTAAACGCTGCTGAAAAAACCAATTATTCACCACCTGGTACACGTGCTAGAGCTGTAGAGGATGTAATACGTGCATCTTTTGCAGCTGATAAGAAAGAGCCGACAGTGTGGTCAGTAGGTGATGTTAGTAATGTAATACCGTTTGCACCGCCTACTGCACAGAGCTGTAAACATGGCAGCATGAAGTTATTAGAAGGTCTAAGCAAGACTACGCAGAAGCCTTACTACGGCTATGTATGCCCTGCATCAAAGGCAGAGCAGTGTGCGCCCAAGTGGGCAAAGATTATGGACAACGGCACGTATTACTTTCCATCCGATGCTGAAGAAGGCAAAGGAGGTGAATGATGGGATATGTAGAGATTATACGTGATGGGTTTACCTTACGTTATGAAAACGATAAGAAAACCCTCACGCAATCAGTTGATCTATGTATGGCTTGTAATGATGACAGGCTTATACACTCTGGTGATTTTCTAGTTTGTACTCAATGCCACTGTAGACAATAAGCTATAGGATATTATCATGGACTACCCACGCTTTAGATGTAATGGCTGTAAACGAGACACAGAGTTTCTGTGGCTTGACCAGATAGATACGCCAGAAGGCTTCAAGGCTTATCAATGCATGGACTGTGGGGCGGTAGGGGTAAAGAATGTCGTAGAAGCTTTGCATGTAGATGACGACTCTATCTGCAGATGCGGTAAGTGTGGTGGATGGATGTTTGCAGCCGTGGCCTGCCACACTTGCAGTTTAATTAGCGCCAAATGAGTAATGACATAGATTGGCCGCACCAACATAAGCTGAGAGAGCAGTGGCTAAGAGATAATCCAGATGCTAAGTATTTAGGATGGGTGAGTATATGAATGAAGGTACTGGCTTTAGTGAGACATGGCTTGATGATGATGAATTAGTTTGCACGTTTTTCGCCATGCCGTCTGACCTGCGGTTATCTTACAGGATTTGACTCTATGTGCTACCCTAAAAAGCGTTCGATCCTAAATCGAAAAGCTGAGTCGCCAACGGCCAGACTCGGAAGGCGCAGAGTTTGGCCAATCCTTTGTGTAATGGTATTTACTTTACTCTTTTCAAAAGATTATTCTGTTGCAGCTGATAATTACAAACAAAGCTATAAACAATATGCCTGGATATATTTAGATTATGATATAGATGAGTTTGACTGTTTAGATAAGTTATATACAGCTGAGAGTCAGTGGAATCCTAAAGCACGTAATGGCTCACACTATGGCATACCACAAGGCAGGTCTAAGTGGTTAATTACTGCATCACCTTATGCACAGATTAGGTGGGGTATCAAGTACAATGTAAATAGGTATGGCACTATGTGTGCAGCTTATGAGCATTGGATATTAAAAGGATGGCATTGACAGGTAAGCGTGCAAACTAATTCATCATCATCAAGCCAAGTCTCACTAAAGCCAGTACCTTCATTCATATACTCACCCATCCTAAATACTTGGCATCTGGATTATCTGTTAGCCACTGCTCTCAGCTGTATATAACTTATCTAAACAGTCAAACTCATCTATATCATAATCTAAATATATCCAGGCATATTGCTTATAACTTTGTTTGTAATTATCAGCTGCAACAGAATA